ATGAACATCAAACTCTACCCCTCTGCCGAAGGCAGCGCAGACACGCGACCCTTGGGCAACTATGAGTGGTGCCAAAGCGCAGTGGTGCGCCCAGGCACATTGCTCTTCTACTCCCAAAGTGGAGTGAAGATTCTCACAAACTTGCACTACAAGATCACACTCCTTGATGAGGATGTCTGTCAATACCGCAGCACCCAAAATCCGGTAGAGCATGGCTACGATATCGTAGGTACTCCCAAGCCTGCCGCAGAGAAATCATCTCGCAAGAAAAAGGAACTCACCCAGAATGGAACCCAAAAGTTCGACTTCTCCAGCAACGCCCATGTCGCCCAAGGGCGAAGCCCTGTCCCCTCAACAGCAGAGCACTCTGGGGGTGATTCTGACGAGGGCCCTTGCCCTCGGACTCGACGTTCGTCCTATATCAACGGTGACCCATGGGAATAGAGTCACACTCTACAGGCTCGCTCCGCAGGGACGCACCAAGACCACTGCAGTGGAGGCACTAGCCCCAGACTTGGCCCTTGCCCTCTGCACGCCTCACATCGTAGTCAAGCCTCTTGCGGGGGAGGGTGTGATGGGAATTTATGTGCCCAACAAGGAGCAAACCACAGTTCTGTGGAGAAATCTCGTGGGTTCCCCCAGCAACGCCCGTGTCGCAGACCTCTCCGACCTCTCCGAAGGAGAAGGCCATGCCACGAAGCAGCACATCCCTCTGTACTTGGGGACTGACTGGCTCGGCAAGGTCTACATTGACGATCTCACAACACTCCCACATCTCCTCATCGCAGGCTCCACCGGGGGCGGCAAATCAGTTCTCCTTCGAAGCATGTGTGCGGGGCTCCTGTACAGCAGGCGCGCAAGCGAGGTCAAGCTGGTACTCAGCGACACAAAAGCAGTCGAGTTTACCGATTTTGTCGGTTGCCCACATCTCATGTGGGAGAGAGCCACCAACCCCTTGCGCACCATCGAGTATATGGAGAACCTATGCGAAGAGACAGACCAACGACTTCAGGTCCTCTCAAAGTGTGGCGCTAAGAACATCCAAGAGTACAACGCCCAGGCGCCCTCGCGAGGCTACGACTCTCTCCCCTACATTGTCCTCGTGATTGATGAGCTTGCAGATATAGTGAGTCTCAAGGATGCCAAGGGCAAGAAAGTGACCTTGGGGATTGAGAAGGTGGACTATCTCTCTCGCAAGGCGCGAGCTGCTGGCATCCACGTCATCGCTGCGACACAGCGCCCAAGCATCGCGGTTGTGGCTGGGGATATCAAGTCCAACTTCCTTGCGCGCCTCAGCTTTAGGATGCCCACAGAGATAGACTCTCGTGTTGTTCTCGACGAGGGCGGGGCACAGTATCTCATGGAGCGAGGCGATATGCTCTACAAAACACCGAACTTCCAAGGGGGACTTCTCCGTCTTCACAGCGGGCTTGCTACGCAGGAGGATGTGCAGGCCGCGGTGATGATGGCGAAGTTCCATGAGACGCAGCCAGTGACTGCGCCGCAGAACAGACAACTCCAGTGAAACTAAAACTGGACAAGACCTCGCAAGACGAGGAGAAAGAGAGCACCCTGTGCCCAAAGCAAGTGAAGTAGCAGCGGAGCTTCGTAAGTTTGCAGCCTGTCTTGACAAGGACCCTGAGGCGGATGTGGATCGGCCCTTTATCTTGATGTGGTACGACGATAAAAACACTTTCCTGAGAGCGGCAGCTTTGATGCCTCGGCCAATCTCGAAGTATTACTCCTCCTCAGATCTTAATCTGGACTACAAGACCTCTGGCATCAGTATCAGGATGAGCGTGCCACGAAATCTAGTCTGTACTCTTGTGGCCCCTGCGGTGGATGCGGTGTGGGAGTGTGAGCCACTGTTGAGTGCTGAGGAAGAGTCAGAATTGTGACGTAGATCACGATGTGCTGCAAGTTGCTGAGAACAAAGCACTTATTCTTGTTGACAAAGACATACAGAGAGAATACACTTGTCTCAGTCAAGGAGAACAACTTTTGTCTTCAGCCCAGGCAGCCTCGCCTCTCCACATCACCACAGTCCGAATCCCCAAGCAGAATTGGGAGAGGTTGGCGCGACGCCTCCCGCGTCAGGGAGATCGCGCCATCCTCATCCGTCGTCTTGTGGAGATGTTCTTGGACGGGCAAGTCACAGTTCAAGTCCCAGGACGTAAGATGTAACATCGAAGTTAGAAGGCTGCTGCCGCGCGCAGCAAGAAAGAGGCGCCGAAGGCGCGCTAGAGAGCAACTATGCCCAATTCAGCCCAACCATGCAGATTTATGCACGAACTAGAAGGCTTAGCAGATGCGACAAGGCTCTGCATTGTGTGTCATAGTCCATTCTGCGAGGAGCACAGGAATCCCATCAATGAGAAGGTATGTGCTCGTTGCACAGACCCAGAAACAGCCATCAAGCTAGCTCCGCTCATAGATGATGAGGATGTGAGACACAAGGGCCAAATCCTAAAGCCCATCGGCTTCGCATTCAAGACCAAACTCCAAGCTATTGTGGAGATGGATGATGACAAACTCCGATCTCACATCATCGATCTCAAGCTCCAAATTGTCTCCCTCATCCACACCCTCGATGTGAAGAGAATTGAGATAGCCTCCTCTGAGTGTGAACTGGAGGAGAGACACATTGGGAGGCAAAAGCGCCTGCGTCAGCAGGGTATAGATATGCTCGCCTCGGGTGCCAAGATTATCACAAATGGCTCTTCCGGGGCCTTGAGCGCTGCGGAGAAGGCTGCACGCAAAGCCAAAAAAACAGCAGACGACCTCAAGGGGATTGCAAGCGGGCTGGGGATCAGAATAGACTCCGCGGAGAAGCTGATTAAGTTTGCCCAAATGCTGAAGCAAATCAGGGAGAGCAAATAAAATGACCAACAATGAGCCTGCCCTTGGCAGAACCTTGCCTCTTGGCCAGATATACCGAATCTTGAAGGATGGGCGGTGGGCCTTCTACTTCGACGCCCATACCTTGGCTCCGTTCTCAGAATGCCCGACTAAGTTCTTCAACAGATATATCTCCAATGCACCGCAGGTGCTCAAGCACAAGGGCCCCTTGAGCGCAGCGATGAGTATTGGAAGTTGGTGGAGTCGTGTGAGTGAGAATTTCTACAAACACATGGCAGCAAGGCAGTCTGACACAATCGGAAGTGGTACGAACTTGTGTCCAACCATGATGGACATCCTCGTGATTGCTGGGAATGCCTGGGTCGAGTTCGACATGGATTCCATGAGCCAAGGCTCGCCCAAAGCAGTGGAGAAGTACGAGAAGTTTGCACTCCCAATCTCCGCGGGGCAGTTCACAAAGTACTTCCCTCAGGGGCAAGTTGCAGAGACATTCTTGCAAATGTACAAGGATAAAGCCGCAAGACTGCGCGAGGCAGGGGAGCACGACGAGGCCCGAAAGGTGGAGGCCCAGACCGCCTTGCCTGTTGGTCCCCTTCTCATGGCAGCTCAATACTACGACAGGTTTGCGCAGCAGGACTTCCGAGACTTCAAGATCATCTCCGCAGAAGCTCCCTTCGGTCGCCACGGGGATGTGTGCGTCGGGGAGACCAGCGAAGTCATCGTCTATTGGCAGGGCAAGCCTGATCTCGTGGTCTACGAGAATGCTACAGGAGTCCTTGCCCCCTTGGACCAAAAGACCAAAGACTGCATCACCAAAGATGTCAACGAGATTTGGAAGCCGCACTGCCAACTCACAGGCTACGTCTTTGCATTGGCGCAGATTGCGCGGGACTTGGGCTTCACCCAAACCCCAGATCGCTGCATCGTGAGTGTGTGTGGGAGACTGCCTGCCGCCACTGACAGAGTGACGAAGCTGGAGAAGCCTCGTTTCGCTCGTGTGCGCCCACAGTTCAGCGTTGAGGAGATTGAGGAGTGGCGTCAAGGCATCCTCACGAAGGCAGAGGACCTACGCCGCTCGATGGAGAGGGGTCGCTGGACCCGCAATGAGTTCGCCTGCCATCAATGGAGCGGGTGCGACTTCAGACCTCTGTGCAGCCGCCCCGCAGGAGTGAGGCCCTTGATCTCCCAGAGTGATTACATTGTGACTGATCCGTGGAGTCCGTTTGATGAGGAGGAGTAGGATGGCAAAATTCAATGGGTTTAGATGTGAGATTTGCCCCGAAACCAGAAAGGAGTCCAACAACTGGTTTATTGGGAAGGTCCTTCCTAATGGCGGCGCGTCTGTAGTTCCTTGGGATGCTTCAAACCCAAACAACTCAAAAGCGCATCATCTGTGCGGGCTGGACTGTTCCTCTAAATTTCTTATGCGGACTCTTTCCAACACAATACACAACATCACAACATCACAGCTCAACACAACAGCTCAACAGCTCAACACAACACTAAAGGAACCATAAACTATGCCAATCGAAGCAGCATCAATGGAACAGGCCACAGCCGTAGACCGCATTCACATGGCTCTTGTGGGCCCTGGGAAGAGTGGGAAGAGCCGACTTGCTGCCACAGCTCGTGAGCCTGTCCTATTCATCGACGCTGACAACAGGAGAGAGAGCCTCGCTGGCATCAAGGGCGTCTACGCCCTCACCATAATGGACTCTCTTGAAAGTGGGCGACAACCCACCGCCTACAACGACATGCTCACCCTCGCCACCCATATCGAACAGGGCAAAACCCTCAAGACAATAGGTGAGATTTACGGTGCGCAGGGATGGCCGGACGTTCGTCCTCGCACTCTCGTGGACGACAGCCTCTTTAGCATCGCACGCTGCGCTTCCAACTACATCCTCTACACCAACAAAGACATTCGACGGGAGATGGTGGTGGTGGGAGGCAAACTTCAGATAAGAGGGAGCCGGGACTTTTGGAACTTCGAGATCCCGGCAGTGGAGAATCTGATCTTCCGCCAGCTCGCCATCAAGGACCTTGACCTCATTGTGATCTACCATGAGCAGCCTGAGGAGGCACCAAACTCCACCGAGGATCGCAAAATCCTGACAGGGAGGATTGACGTGTATCCTGGGCGCTACCGGAACTTGCTCCTAAATTTTAACGAAGTTTGGCGGATCACTCGGGAGAAGATCGTGCCAACGGTGCAGGTGCTCCCAGATCAAAGATTCAGCGCCTCCACCACCTTGGACTTCAGCAAGGTGACACCCGACAAGTTCGTCCCCAACATCAAGAGAATGATTGAGTTGGGGGCGGGGAAGGTTCAGTAATCAAAACTTGATTTTTGTCATGGGTGTTCATTTGTTGAACACCCACAACCCCAACGCATCAACAACCAAACGCAAACGCATACTCAAAACATGTCAACGCGTACACGAAAGGACAACACAAAGCTATGCCAAAATTCACAGTCCCCAAAGAATCCCTTGAAGGTCTAAAGAACCCGCCTCTGGGCATCTACGAGTTTCGTCTGGACGGATTCAAGCCCAAGTGGGCAAATGAGAAGCCTGGGAAGCCGCGAACAGCAAACCTCCGCCCACAGCTTGTCATAATCAACCACCCCACCCTCAATGACAGCCCCATCTTCACCCAAGGCAACACCGGGTTTGGTGTGGAGCTGTTTGATATGTGTCATGCCCTTGGACTTCCGTATGATGACGAGGGCTCAGATAATCCTAAACTACCTGGGCAGTTCATAGGTCCGAAGGACGGTACGCCCGAGGAGGGCGGCCCCACCGACGACCCATCTCAGTGGACCTACAATGGCCCGCTTATTGGGCGTATTGGGAAGGTGGAGCTGGGCGAGCGCGAGTATCAGGGCAAGACAAGCTCCGCGGTGAAGAAGTACATCTGTGCGGTGCCGAACTGCACGATGCCTCATCGCGACTCCCTCCTGTAACAAGCTCTGAGCTATGAACAGTCGTGCATCATAGTTTGGGGGGCCGAAACAACGGCACATGGCGGGCACCATGTATGCTCTCTTGGTCGAGGAAGGCAGAGCCGTTGCTGCCTTCTTCACAACAATTTGCTGACTCCGAAGTCAAAGCAGCCCAAACCCAAAAAGAGAAAGAAGGCAAAGCGTGCGCGTACTCGTAGCATGTGAATATTCGGGGATTGTTCGAGACGCATTCCTCGCTCGTGGTCATGACGCTTGGAGCTGTGACCTGCTCCCCACTGAGAGACCTGGACCGCATTACCAGCGTGACGTTCGGGAAGTCTTGATGGCAAAGCAGTCTTGGGATTTGATGGTTGCCCATCCTCCCTGTACGTTTCTTTCTAACAGCGGGGTCAAGTGGCTCTACACGGGCGGTAAGGCTACCAACGGCATAGATCATACCCGATGGGAGCTTATGAAGGAAGCTGCCGAGTTCTTCCATTACCTGTGGATTCAGCCTATCCCGAAGATATGTATCGAGAATCCGATTATGCACGGTTACGGAAAGACGCTGATCGGTGTTGGGCAAAGTCAGGTTTTTCAGCCTTGGCAATTCGGTCACGGCGAAGTAAAGGCTACCTGTTTGTGGCTCAAGGGTTTGCCGCCCCTCACCCCGACGAATATCGTTGGAGGTAGAACGCCTAGAGTTCATTACGCCTCGCCGGGACCGGATCGCTGGAAAGAGCGCAGCCGAACACTTCGGGGTCCGGCTGATGCTATGGCTTCGCAATGGGGTTAATATGTTCATTCTTTACCAGTTAGAGAGTCATGTATATAAGTCCCCAAGGAATCCAAATGAGAACAATCAAGCTCCCTGGAACCAATGCCGCACTCACATTCCCCGCAGGCCACATGCTCTGCCATGCCCGAATAACAATTTCGGAGGGGCGTGCCGAGACCTACTGTATGCTGAATCAAGGGCATTCAGGAGAACATTCCAGCATAGCGCCAAAACCAGACCAGGCGCCCCTCGAGGAGGAATGAGAATGAGCAACAAGTGTGAGCACGATAAAGAGCATTCATGCTGGCGGTGTGATCTTGCAATGGGCTCGCGTGAGCAGCTCGCCAAGCCCCGGGCCGAGCCGGGCGGGGAGCAGTCAACACAAATCGAAATAGAAAATTGCACACTAGAAATAGATTCTTTTCGTGGGGTAATCTACGTACATTCTCCAGAAGGATTTACAACGTTGCGTATCTGTGGGTGCCCTACACCTATCCCAAAGCCAACACCGACAGCAATGCTTGACATCACCCTAGAGTTAGGGCGGAAGTTGTTTAGCTGGCATCCCGCTCCACTGCGAGCGCAACTGGAGGCTCTACTGAAACAGAATAGGAGGCTTATTGAGCGTGCCGAGGCTGCCGAAGCCGAGCTTGCCGAAGCCGAGCTTGCCGTCACCCGCAAGGCGCAGGAAGTTCATCAACTGAAATTAGCCAAGATTTCCGGGCCGTGGTCGAGGTGGCCACACATTGCGCCGCCGACTGACGTTATCGAGAAGAACAAAGAGACAGAGCCAGAAGGCGAGCGCCTACGGGCCGAACTCGCTGACTGGCTAAGGCACAATCAAATCGGTGGCATCCTCATGGACACTAAAGATCACATCGTAGACATTCAAATCAGAAGATTGCCTCCGAGATTGAAATGGGTATTGTCGACGTGGGGTACTATCACGGTAGTCGATGACGCGGACGAATCCACGCTTGCTGAGCTGAAGGACAAGGAGCCAACAAAATGAAAAAACATTGGGTAGATGAACGCGATGAAATTGTAACTTGGGCACTAAACTATAAGACACTAACGAAAGCGTGGAATGATTGCATCAGAGGCGACTGGATGTTCTGGCTTTGCTGCCTCATGTGTGGCAAGGATGGCTGGCCTACACGGCAGGAACTTGTTCTAGCCGCCTGCGCCTGTGCGGAGACTGCGCCCAAGTACGTGCGTAAGCCCGAAATTCACACGCTGCAGATTGAGGCTGCGCGACGGGCGATTGAGACTGCGCGGAAATGGGCTAATGGCGAAGCGACTATTGCCGCAGTAAATGCTGCGGCGGATGATGCGTATATTGCTCATGCTTATGCTGCTGCGGCTGCTGCCTACTCGGCTTCTTATCCCAATGATGCTGTTGCAGCTGCTATGTACATTGCTGATGCCGCTGATGTCTACTATGCTGCCGCAGCTGACGCTTATGCTGCCCGAGCGATAGCCCTTAAAGAACTTGCGGTGATCATTCGTCCCATGCTCCGCATCCCCGAAGCCAAGGAGTCAACGAAATGAAAACCTTACTGCTGGGCCTCACGCTGATGCTGTCCGGCTGCCATCACAAGCCGGTAAGATTGATCCCAGTTGCTACGAGTGGCGTAGTAACACCTGCCTCCGCTTTCGACGACGAGTTCACACCCGATGGATTTGGGGCGCCAGTACCGCCGGTGCCGGTGATTACGGAGCGTGAGAAATGACCCATGAGCAGCTTGTAATACCTCAAACAATATCCCCTGACGACATCGAGGCTGGAGACCGCTTTCGTAAGGACTACGGTGACATCAATGAGCTTGTCGCCTCGATCAAGGAGTACGGGCTCATTCAGCCAATCATTCTTGCTCAGGAACAAAGTGTCGAGGGCAAAGCCCCTGTGTTTCGCCTAGTTGCTGGAGGTCGTCGCCTCAAAGCAATCAAGTTCCTCAAGTGGAAAGAGCTGCTGCATGGTAGGGATTGGCTCCTTCGTGAGGAGACCTTCACCACAGATGAAGGCAAGCTACGCTTGAGTGCAATCGAACTCGAAGAGAATCTCAAACGCAAGCAGATGGACTGGCCTGAGGTCATTGCTGCCAAGGCAAAGCTCCTCGAAATCATGACTAAGATTCATGGCCATGTGACTCAAGGTGGGCTGACACGAGAGGAGCGCCGCACAGGGGAGATCAAGGGGTTTGGCGTCCGCCGACTTGCTGCAATGCTCGGTGAGGCCCCATCCACAGTCTCACAAGACCTTCGTCTTGCAGAGATGGTAAAAATCGCGCCTCAGCTTAAGAACCATCAGTCCAAAACAGCAGCTCAGGCGCAGAGTCTTGCGGTGGTTGTGGCCGCAGCCATCAGAAGCAAGATCATTACACAGGATGACGCTAAAATGGCTGCGCAGAAGGCCCTTGACTACCGCGTCCTTATCTTCTGCAAGGACGAGAAGGACCAGATCGCGCTTCTGCAAGAGTTCCAGAAGCGCAATTACAAAACCCAAGCCGTTATTGTGTAAGGAGCCCGTGTGAAACTTGAACTTGAACTTACGACCGAGATTGAACACACCATTCGAGTGCAACAGCTCGAAAGTCTATTTGAAGTTCCAACCACCGAAAAGCTCTCAGTCCACCTGAACGCTGATCTTCCCATCGAATCAAAGGAATGGAACATCGGGCTGATTGTTGGCCCGAGCGGAAGTGGCAAAACCCTCTCGTTGAACAAGCTCTTCGGAGCGCCGCTCTCCATGAGTTGGCCCAGTCTCCCTGTTGTCGATGCCATCTCTCAAGACCTAAGCATCTCCGAGATTGTCAACGCCTTCAAGAGCGTGGGGTTCAACACCATCCCTGCGTGGATGCGGCCGTTCAGCACGTTGTCCAACGGAGAGCAATTCAGGTGCGAGCTTGCCCGACGCATGTTAGAAGATCAGCGTCCCGTCGTCACCATCGACGAATTCACCTCAGTTGTGGATCGACAGGTCGCGAAGATCGGTGCCTTCGCTGTGGCCAAATACGCCCGTGCAAACTCCCGTAAGATGGTCTGTGCCTCCTGTCACTACGACATCATCGACTGGCTCGAACCAGATTGGGTCTTCGAGCCTGCCTCATCCTCGTTCTTCTGGAGGTTACTTCGAGGACGCCCAAAATTGGACTGCGAGGTTACTCGGATCCAATATGCGAGCTGGAAGCTATTCGCACCCTACCATTATATGAGTGTGGAGCTGAATCGAGCTGCAAGATGTTTTGGCCTCTTCGTCGGGAATCGTATCGCTGCGATGTGTGGGATACTCTACCGTCCGCATCCCAAAGTAACCAACATCATGGGGTTCACACGAATGGTGTGCCTCCCCGACTGGCAAGGCATGGGCATCGCCCTTCGTCTCGCAAGTATCGTAGGCTCTGCCTACAGTGCGCTTGGGTTCCGTCTTCGTAGCTATCCGAATCATCCCACCTGGATCCGCTCCTATCAGAAGAGTCCGGATTGGAAGCAGGCCAAGGGGAGTGGGACGTTCTCACCGAGGCTATGGCAGACGAGCACAGTGAGAGGGTTTGGAGGCTCACGTTGTGCCGTCTTTGAGTATTGCGGCGAACAAATGGATTTACATCAAGCTCATGATCTTGTGGGGAAATAAACTATGTCCAAATCAGACGCAGAGAAGTTGTGGTACTTGGCATCCCCCTACAGCCACCCAGATACATCAGTGAGACAAGCACGGTATGATGCTGCTGTAAGAGAGGTTGCAGTCCTGTTTACAGAAGGTGTTATGTGCCTTTCCTCTATTGTGCATTCACATCCAGTGTGTTTGGCGCTTGGCAACAGGGAGTTTGCATTTGAGTACTGGAAGGAATTTGACCAAGAACTAATCCTGCGCTGCGATGGCATCATTGTTCTGCTCCTTGAGGGTTGGCGAGAATCCAAAGGTGTGATGGCGGAGCTTGAGTTCGCGCGGGCGAACGGCAAAGAGATTTGGTGCAAACATCCTGAGGCAAGGACGGAGGTGCATTGAGATGGGTCCAGCAGAGGTGCATCTTCGAAATCTCGCCATTCAATCAAGCAAGAACTTCTGCGCTACGCGAGGCAACGTCTCCGCGCCACTCTGTCTAATCGGAGAGGCGCCAGGCGTGGACGAGGATCGTGAGGGCAAGCCATTCGTTGGCTCCTCAGGCAAGGAGCTTGATCGAATGGCTCACGATGCAGGCATCAATACATCCTCAGGATGTTGGATGACCAACACATTCTTCCTCCGTCCTCCCGACAACGACGAAGCACGAATTGAGGAGCTTGGTATTGCGAAGCAGACTCATGAGGATTGCCTCCTTGAACAACTCTATGAACATAAGCCCGTCATTATCTGCACCCTTGGTGCAACGCCTACCGCTTTCCTCTGTCCTCACACGCTGGACAGACGGGACAATGAGACAAAAATTACAAAATGGCGAGGCTCGTTGTTACAGAGTCCCAAGCTCACCTGGCCTCACTACGTGGTGCCTGTACAGCACCCAGCCCATATCCTCAGAGAGTGGAGTGACAGGCAAGTTGCTGTGCTCTGCCTTGCCAAAGCCAAAGAAGAGCTGGATTATTTTGTATCCTACGGGAAACTCCAGGCATTGCCGTCTCGTCAACTTCTAACTGGGGCTTCGCCTCATGACACAATAGACTATCTCAGAGAAGTGCTGCTACAAAAGGGACCGACGAGTTGGGACATTGAGTTGACTGGGCGGCGTGTGAAAAACAAGACCCACTACATCGCCCCGGATATGATGGCATTCACGAAATCACCTTGGGATGCAATGTCATTTATGCTCTTCGAGTATGACGAGGTGAGTCTTGTGAAAATATGGCGGCTCGTTGACCAAATTCTTCGCACCAAGCCAATCATCGGCCAGAATGCTCTGAGCTTTGATTGGCATTGGGCAATGGAGTTGGGCTTCCGTCCACAGCGCCAGAACTTCAATGACACCCTAATCGCGCATCACGTCCTTTGGGTTGAGCTGGAGCACAAACTCCAATTCACCGCCATGCAATACACTCGTGAGCCCTACTTCAAAGATGAAGGCAAACTGTGGAGCGCCAAAGAGAATCCGAGTTCAAAGGCCCGCTACAACGCCAAAGACGCCGCAATCACACATGAAGTGTGGCTTGCTATAGAGAAGGAGCTGCATGAAAGAAAACTCTGGGACTTCTACGAGTATGAAATCCAAAGAAATCGTGCATTACTTTCCGCAGAGTTACGAGGCTATGCTACTGACCCTGCCAAAATCCTCGCCCTTCACAAAAGTGTTATCTCAGATATTGAGACAAAATGCAAAGAGGCAGAAGCTCTTGTTGGCAAGCCAGTTGCTTCCTGCAAAAAGGGGGACTCCAGCGAACTCACGGTTAAAAAAGTTGCTGTTGGGGCAAACTGCAAAGTTGGTGAAGTTGTTAACATTGCTTCTTCCAAGCAACTTATTGAAGTCCTCCAAGCTCGTGGCATCAAAGTCCCGATCAAGAGAGGGCGTGGCACCCCGACCGTTGACGAAACGGCGCTCCTCAAAATAGCCATAGATCACCCACAAGACAAGCTCCCCAAGCTAGTCTTGGACATTCGAGAACTCAACAAGATCAAGGGGACCAACATAGATGCCAACCTTCACAACAACATCCTTTTCAGTTCCTACAACGCCGCTGGCACAATCACAGGACGACTTAGCTCGGCTGAGAATGTATTCGGCTTTGGCACAAACCTCCAAAATATCCCCAAACACTCCGATCTCGGATTACGACTACGTGAGTGTTATGTTGCACGTCCTGGGTGTATAATTTTGGAGGCAGATCAGAAGGGCGCAGAGGATTGGGTGGTGCAGGCCCTCATTGTAGACAACGGGGGTTCCGATGTGGGGCTTGAGGAGCTTCGTGCAGGCATAAATCGTCACAAACGTCTCGCTGCATATCTCTTCGCCAAACCTGAGAGCGACATTGACAAAGCGGGGATGTACTACTACGCAGGCAAAAAGACTCGTCATGCAGGCAACTATGGGATGGAAGCCTTTCGCATGAGCGAGGTGATGCTTGTTGAAACGGGGATTCAGATGCTTGTCTCGCACACCACCTTCCTTCTCCAGAAGTTCCATGAGTTTGAGCCTGACATCAAGGGTGTGTTTCACAAGTACGTGGAGGATACCATACGAAAGACTCGTACTCTTGTCACCCCCTTCGGCCGTGAAAGATACTTCTCCGGGCTTCGCCCTAACTCCTCAAACTATGATGTCATCAAGAGCGCCTACGCTCAGATTCCACAAAGCACCGTAGGTGACAACACAGGCATGGCGTTTGTGGAGATTGAGAGGCGAGGCTTCGCAGTTCTCTCAGACGACCACGACGCAATCAAGATTGAAGTCCTTGATGACCCTGAGCACATCTCTGAGGGCTTCGCGGCACTCAAAGCTGCGTTCAACAGAACAATCATATTCCCACATGGCACCAAGATCAACATTCCTCTCGAATTTATGATGGGCTATAATTTAGGGAATCTTAAAGAATGCCACGACATCACAAGAATTGGATCACAGAATACGCGGCAACAGTTGCTCGATATGTTGCGGCCCCAGAGCAGTACAACTATTGGGCAGCCGCAACATGCGTAGCAGCCACGCTAAAACGCCACGTGTTCATAAGCCGTGGCACATGGCGTTTGATGCCAAACATTTTTGTTACTTTGGTGGGGAGACCTGGGATTGGCAAAGGTGAGGCAATCTTTCCAGTGAGCAGGGCGCTTCGCAAAGCCAACACAGCCAATGTGCTTTCTGATCGCTTGACGATTGAGTGGATCAAAGACACCATGGCCAAAGGCTTCCCCACCACCAACACAACCGCCTCCGGCGGCATCGCTGTGGGCACAGACTCAGCGTGCATTATCATTGCGCCTGAGCTAAGTGTATTTTTGAGATTTCCAGAAGATGAACTACCTGACCTTGCAGATTTGTGGGATGCCAACGTCGGACCCAATATGTATGCGACCAGGGGTAAAGGACTTGTCACAATTACGGATCCCTGTCCGTGCATCCTTTCGGGATGTGCCCCAGAGTGGCTCAAGGCAGCCGTACCCCCAAGTGCAATTGGAGGTGGATTTACCAGACGGGTCAATTTTGTGTTTGCTCGGGAAAGTAAACAGTCCAACGCCTGGCCTGATCCGATTGACTGGGATAAAGTTATTGAGCCCTTCATAGACGATCTCAGACGCATCGCGCAGCTTCGCGGTGAGTACAAGTTTGACAACCTCGCCAGGCCAATGTTTGAGAAACTTTGGAATGAGCGATTCATTATAGATGCAGATGCAGATGAGGCGACAACTCACTACAGCATCTCACGATGGGCCAACGCCTCCAAGCTCGCTATGTCAATAGCTGCTTCGCGCTCCGACGATCTCGTGATTACGAAGGAGATGCTTGAGGAAGCTGATGACATGACCTCAGATGTACGAGCAGACTTGAAAATTGTCTTTCGCTCTGTAGGCGAAAGTGAGATGGTCAACACCATGGACAAAGTAATCCAATTTATCGAAGTAAAGGGGGCCGCAACAATAAAACAAATACAAAGTGTGGTGTGGAGAGACTGCACTAGCCCAGAGCTTGATGTGATTATGACCACGTTGAGAGATGGGGGAGTTGTGGAATCTAAGACGGTGGGGGGACGAGAGGTCTACGTCTGCAAGGTTGCCAGTCCCTCCGCAGTGAGACGAAGAACGAAAGCCAAATCAAGCGCTATGGGCGCGGGAGGACAACCAAGCTATGGAATCATCTGAGACAAACAAGCTGCCGGCGGCATACCAAGATCAAGACATACTTCAAGAGGACTCTGGGGCAGAGCACCGAAGGAGCGTCTGCTTTATCAAGCCATTCTCTGGACGCTGCGTGGTGGAGCGTGAGGAGTTCAAGTACACAGGCGCTCTGATTCTGCCCAAAACAACTCGCCAGCTCCCAACCATTGGGCATGTCAGAGCTGTGGGGGATGACGATCATAAGTGCCTCTTAGGCAAACGAGTTCTGTTCACTCGCATGAGCGGGATACCTGTCTATGTTCAGGACAGGCCAAAGCTCGATGTATTCTCCTACGAGGAGTTGGTGGGAGAGGTCCTGACCAACGAGGAGATGAAGTTTGAGATGGAGGATTACAGTTTGATGAATGCAGAATGAAAACGACTCATCGTTTTGTGAATTAGTCGATCCCGGTATTGGGATAATTCAATAAATAATTACAAAAGAAAGGAACCTCAGATGACAAATAGTCCGATTCAGTATGAAGTCCGTCTCTTCGACGAGACTCAGAAGTCCAACCGCATCACCGCACAAGAATGCACCCTGCTCGGAGACAACATTGTGTTCTCGAACAAGATGCCCAACGGCGCTCACTGTGTGGCGATGTACAAGAACACCCAGGTCAGATGGGTGAGGCAGCTGCCTTCAACGGAGGAGAAATGAATGCGACGCTTCTAAGAGCTGGCTTTGATAGGTCGGGGTTGTGGTCGAAGTCGTGGTCAAGGTCGGGGCCTAGTTCGAGGTCGTGGTCGGCCTCTAGTTCGAGATTGTGGTCGAGGTCTCGGTCGAGGTCGGAGTCGAGGTCGTGGTCGAGGTCGTGGTCGGCCTTGTGGTCGGCCTCGGGGTCGAAGGCGTGGTCTAGATCGAGGTTGACCTCGGGGTCGAGGTCGCGGTAATTGAGCCTGGGCGAAACGGAGGAGAAATGAATGCGACACTTTTAGGGACCGGCCTTAGAGGGTCGGGGTTGTGGTCGAAGTCGTGGTCAAGGTCGGGGCCTAGTTCGAGGTCGACCTCGAGGTCGGCCTCGTGGTCTAGATCGAGGTCGTGGTCTAGGTCGAGGTCGGGGTCGGGGTCTAGTTCGAGGTCGTGGTCTAGTTCGAGGTCGTGGTCGGCCTCGGGGCCTAGTTCGAGGTCGTGGTCGGCCTCTAGTTCGAGATTGTGGTCGTGGTCTAGGTCGAGGTCGTGGTCTAGTTCGAGGTCGACCTCGAGGTCGAGGTAATTAAATCTGAGTGAAGATGTGAACATTTGAAAAGGAGAACACAATGAAAATCGATAAATTAGCTGCTGAAAGAGCAAAACAGTTGGCCGCGACGTTCTCATCAAAAACAAAGGATGACAGTGCATGGGAAATCGGCAAGAACTATCTCATTCGTACTGTCACTATGATCGACACTGGGCGCCTTGTAGCGATTACACCCCAAGAGCTTGTGATCGAAGATGCGGCGTGGATTGCCGACACGGGTCGTTTTGCTGATGCGCTGATCTCACTCGACTTCAACGAAGTCGAACCATTCCCCGAAGGCCGAGTCATCGTCGGACGTGGATCACTGATTGATGCCGTGCAGATCAAAGGATTGCCGAGGAGCCAGAAATGAACGCGACGGTAGCTAGAGTCGGCTTCGATCAGGCGCGGTTGTGGTCGTGGTCGTGGTCTAGATCGAGGTTGTGGTCGAGGTCTAGTTCGAGATTGCGGTCGTGGTCTAGGTCGAGGTCGGGGCCTAGTTCGAGGTCGGAGTTGTGGTCGAAGGCGTGGTCTAGATCGAGGTTGACCTCGGGGTCGAGGTCGCGGTAATTTGAGGTTAATTAAGTGCCCTCACGGCACAGTCTCCGTACTCCGTGAGGGCATTTTTTTCGACTGCGATCACCCCCTCGCCCTAGTCGCTCGCCTTGCCCTTCTTCAACTCTCCAGTTTTCTTCCCTGGGGTCTTGGCATCCCCTCCCACGCTCTTGTCGGGATGGGTGTGTCCACCACTTGCGGCACCCTTCGAGGGGCTCACCTCAAGTGAGTTGACGGTTGAGATTACTTCGGATGGTTTCATACGACCTCCTTTGTTCATTTAGGTTCCTCCAACCTCTGTAATATGAGTGTTCGAGAGATGAACACCCACAACAACGCTATTTTGGCTTCGCCAGAATCCCAGCCTCCTGCATGTTGTGAATTGCCTCCATCAAGGTGTCATACTGCTGCTTCGCTCCCATCTTCTCATGCTCGAATGTCTCTCTGTAGGCCTCCGCCACATCCTTCCCTACAGACTTCTCAAGTGCTGTGAGCCCAGTCTCCACAGCCTCCATGTACTGCACTGAGCCATGTGCAACAACTTGTGCACGAACAGACTCCCCACCTGCGGCAGTCTCCATAGCTCCCTTGCCCTGCGCTCCTGCGGAGCCTCCCATCTTAGCAAGCTCCTCTGCGGCCTGAGCGGAGCCTGCGGCCTTCTTCGAAGCACGATTTCGCTGCATTCGCTCTCGCGCTGCCGCAGCGAGCTTCTCTTTTGTCTTGGGAGGAGCCTTCTGAGCCAACGGCCTCGCACTCTCTCCCTTCTCCAACACACCTGCCGTAGCCTCCTCATACGCCTGCTTTGTAATCTCCATCACCCGCTGCGGCGTTAACGAGCTTGCAGACTTTGGTATTCCGCCCGGAGGTGTGCCTCCTGAAGGAGGCATCTGCTGTCCTAGCGGCTGTTGCGGAGCAGGTAGCTGAGCCTGTGGCTGAATACCAGCGGTTGAGGGCCCTGCTACATTAGTCCTGAAGGGCGAGCTTCCGCCAGGTCCAGCCCCAGGCCCAGTGGCGGCTGGCCCAGGAGGCAAGCCGGGACGAGGAGGTCCAGGAGATGGATAACTCACTGGTCCTGATGGCACCTCCTTGTGAAGAAGGTCTGCAAACCTGTTGAGGTACTTCATTCGCATAGTAGCGGAGGACATAGTTTTCGCCACCCCACGAATAGCCTCAACCAACCCTGCCGTCACTGCTATGTGTCCATACATCCCCCCGCCTAACATCTCAGCTAGTTGGTAGGCCACATATGTAGCAGGTAGAATAACAGCTGCCTCTGGATATGATTGGGGTATAATCAAAAGCCGCAGCTGCTCTTTGAATTTGCCCATTGCATTGTCAGCGTAACGCGCCTTGGCCTTTGCCACTGCCTCTGTGATACCACTCATACTATGATTAAGTGTTTTCCAGTTGGTAACCTTCTCATCAAAGCCTTGGTCTATAATAGTACGAAGTCTTTGGGCCGCATCTAGCACAGACGACGGCACTTCTTTTGTGTTATAGATCACACCATCTAAACTATCACGAAGTAGCTGACCTTCACGCGGGCCTATATTGCTCAGCTTACCACCCATCCCCCACGTTTTCAAATACGGCACCAACTGCTGTTCTCTGTAGGTCATGCCTGGCACCTGCGTTTTACCCGTTGAAGGCGGGTAGCCACGACGCTCTTTTATACTGCGTTGGTGTAGCCATTCAGCAAGCGGGGTCTCGGCATCCATCTTAACTCCGGCCGTCTCTGCTTTATCAATCTCGGCTGTAAGCTGGCCATGCTGCTTGGCTACAATCTCCTTGCCCTTAGCCTGCAAATTCTTTAGCTTGGTAGTCTCATCCATCGCCCTTGACAAGGCCCCACCGGGAGAAATTCCGGTATCAGGATCAGCTGCCACGCCTAGCTTTCTGTTTGCGACATGCTCGGTGTAGTTTCGTATAATCTCAGCAGACAGCTTCGGCGCCTTGTTCAAAGCAGCCGCCGCACCTGGCACACCAGCTCTAACACCAGCCGCGCTCCCACCCAACTGAAACGCAGTTAGTACCGCATCTTGTGTATTGCCTACTGAAAGCCCATGCTCTTTTATATCGCCGGCTATACCAGGAATTGCAGACAATGCCTGGCCTCCGAAGTAGGCAGCTACGGGTAGAGGATTGGCAGTAGCAAGGCTAAGTCCGATGGCTGCGCCGGCGCCTGGATCATCCTTGATCGACTCAACTCCACCTACAGTCTTGCCAACTCCGCCAAGTGCCCAATTAGCCTCTCCTGCAAGTATGTGCCCTGCCCCGCGCATAATCTCGCCGCTAGTCTTTGGGTCTGATGATAGTGCCTTATCAAAATGGGCACTTGCGGCGGCGTTAGCATTCGCTGTTTGCTCCTGCCAGTAACCTGGCGATTGATAGCCAGCGCCGCCTTGCGGCGTGTTTGTGGTCTGACGAGCAATCTCAAGCCGAGCGGTGCTCGGATGCTGCCCGATTGCAGGGCCAGCCTTGATCCTACTCTTGTACTCAGGGTGCTTCGTCAGCATCTTTTGAGTAAGCAAAACATCAGGCACATCTTTATACTCAGGATGCTTTGTCTTTACCATCTGTGCGAACTCAGTCGGAGTGAGCTGTGGTGTAACCGGAGTGAGCTGTGGTGTAATCTGAGGATTGCTCATTCGAATAATCCTAGTGGATCAGATTTTGGCTTATCATGAGCCGGCTTAGTGGTACCAACCTTAGTAGGAGACGCTGTCGAGGGCTTAGTAGGGCGATCAGCCACAGGCTTAGCCATATCATCCTTGAAGTTGGTGGCATGCCCTGCCTCTTTCCATTGAGTCATTAGCTCAGCCCGCTTAGATTGCATCAACTCGTGGAAATTATTCAACACACTGTCAATTGCTTGTGGCGATTTTGCCTCACTATAAGCCTGGCCAAGTGCGTCAGTCATAGCTTTGGTGCCTATTCCGCCAGTCGCAGTCTTAGCGAGTTCTGCATCGACAGCGACGCTGACTCCTTGAAAATCAAGCGGGGCGGAGCTGCTGCCAGTCTCGATGGCGTACTGATTACCAAGCGCGTTGACCAACCTTGTGTCTTTGTTATTCAACGCCTGCGCAATACGTCGAAGCTGGGCAATATGCCTATCGGCGGTCTTGATGTTGGTGAGCATTTGCCCGCCTTTGCCTGACTTAAAATAAATGTCGGCATCTTTCATAGCCACAAAGCTGACGCTCTGTGGGGTTTGCATACCTGCCTTTTCAGCCTCGTCAGCCCTCATATAAGTAACTTCGCCATTATCGCCAACTACTGGCAGTCGTCGAGCCCCGGCAAAGGCGTTAGCCCGCGCAACACCTGCCTGTACCGCAGGATCAGTCTTTGTCATCTGGGTCATACCTTGCACACCTTTGAGGAACCTCTTGTCCTCGTCAGTCATCGGCGTTGATTTGCTTAGAATCGAAACGACTTTATCATTGGTGTTCTGTTTATACATAGCCCCAAGAGTCTGTTGTAGCCTTTGAGCGGAGGCTGTATCGCCAGATGTCATAGCCTCTTGAATCTGCGATTGCACATCCTTGATAGGGCTCTTGGACTGAGTAACACCCTGATCACGATCAAACGCCTTGGTTTGGGGATTCCAGCCCATAACATGGGGTTTGTTATCAGCTCCCATAACAGTCTGAGTTTTTTGCATCGACTTGTCTGTCGCTGCTGCGGCTGTTGCAGCCACCTTTGCAGCATCTGTTTCAGGCCGCGAGGCATACCACTCAGCTATCTGCTTACGCTCGAAAGCCTGCTGCCTCATATTTTCCATCTTGAGCTGCTGCTCCTCCAGCGCCGCCACCCTTTTATTCTCGCCATCAACTACCGCAGCTGCCGCTTGGTACGCAGCACTTGTTGGATCAGTTACCATCTGCTCCGCAATCTTAGCCGACTTTGACTTGAACTTAGGATCTTGTGCCACCTGATTTGCCCTAATCTCCTGCTCCGTCGGCTGCTCACCTCGCTGTTTTTTGCCATCGTAGAGCTGCGCCAATGCAAGGACTTTGGCCTGCTCCCCCTCCTTGGCAAACTTCTGCTGCTTCACCTGCTGAACAAGAGCCCCAATCCTTGGTGAGATCAAATCAGCCACAGTCTGCCCGCGACCACTTGTGGGCCCAGCCTGCGGCATCCCTCCAGGATTTGTGCCGGAGTTGCTTGGGGTGCCTGGGAGTTGGCTCCCGCCCTGAGCCTGGACCTGTCCACCTTGAGACTGAGGGCGTCCTCCTTGAGGGGGGGCCTGCCGCTGCTGAGGTTGAGGCTGCTGCCCAGCCTGACCAGGCATCCCATTTTGAGGCAACATAGGTGCAGGGGCAGTCCCAATCACAGCAGGGTTGCCTTGTCTCTGCTGCTGCTGTTGCCCCTGAGCGCCTGGAGCTTGGGTCATCCCCGACGCTCTGTTGCCCTGAGTCATTGCCTTGACCATCTGGGCAATCTTCTGCTGCACAGTGAGCCCTTGCTCGCCTCTTGGGTTTGTCGGCTGATCCAACTGTCCAGCCTGATCTGGGCTTATGCCCCCTGCCGCCCCAGACGAATCATCACTTTGAATCCCAGGCAATGCCATAATCCCCTCCTTCGAATACTCGACTCATTATTGCGCTGCGGATGCGTCGAAGCCGCCCGTAGCAGCACCCAGCAATCCACCCGACGCGAAGCCGCCAAGAATTGCACCCACAGTCGAGGGCACCTTGCCTCCTGTTGGCGGGTACGTTGTCGCAACCGCTGTCTCTGCACTAAGCAGAGGATTGGCCTGAGACTGTGTACGCAGGAACTCATTGTACAAATTGGTGACCGAGGTCTGATCGAGCGACTGAAGATAGGTGGAAAGTTGATTGCCAATCTGCTCCATCGACGTGCCTGCTGTGAGCTGATTCTGAACAGCCTGCTGTAACGCCGCTGTCTGCGCCGAAACGAGTTGCGCGTTCTCGGATGTTGTGGTCTGGGCTAAATAGTTGGATTGAGCCACGGCATTGGGCGAGCCCACAAGATTCCCCCCAACATTCATCTGTTCTTTCAGATTGGCCTGATTCTGGGCAATGTTCGTTCCCATGGATTGAACCATTGCTTGCCATGCAGGAGTCTGATCAATGGGGTCTCCTGTCGCACTTATCTGAGCCAGAGTGTTCATCCCAGGAATTGAGCTGAAGTTCCCTGTCTGATAGGCTTGTTGAAGCTGTGAGAGCATCTGATCTTCGGGAGCGGTCAAAGTCCCAGGAGTGGTAGCCTGACCACTCGATGGAAGAAGTGCTGATAGATCGAATGGCGTGAGCCCCTGACCAACTTGACTCTGCAAGTAGTCACCAAGTGCATTTGTAAGTGCGGGGTCCTGTGTGCTCGTGATCGAGGTGTTGCCTCGATTGTACGTAATGGGGGTGTTGCCAGAGGAAAGGTTGGGATCTGCTCCTGTGCCAGATAGATAGTTGTAGTCACCGCTGCTGCTCCCTTGCTGCGGCACAATCCCGGGAGTAGTCTGCCCACTCGACCCACTGTTGGGCAGCGACGGCATCGAGCTGAAGTACTGATTGCTTGATGGAGAACTCGTGTTTGAGTTATTTGCAAAGTTAAACAACTGAGAACCTGATGAAGCCATACTCATCTCCCCCCATACGAAATTCGACGTATGATCGGACGAAGTCCGAAGGACTGCCTAAAATTCTCTTTCTTCCTGCGAGTGTGCTTTGCACCAACTAGGCCCACCTGTGTAGGGTACTTTGGATCCCCATGCAGCAGAGTGTGGACCATCGTGGCTTTCTCAAACTCCCCAAGCTCGATGTAGCCCACCTCCACCGCCATCCATGTGAGCACAGCTTCCCACTCCACACTCAAGAGCAGCGTAGTGCTCTCAAGTGGCGAGGCCAGAGGGTGCATCTGAAGAATGCGCGCTTGCACTTGATACGCCTGAGATGGGGCTGGGTTGAACCCGATGCTGTCCCCAAATCTGTACCACTCAGCAGGTTGACTTCCAGTCGGCGTGGTCACGCGATCAGCGTCTTGGTAGTGAGTTGGGTTGAGCTTAATTCTGACTGTGTTGTTTGGCGGATCAACCCACAACATCACATCCAAGGTGGCCTGATTGTATGCAACCTCGCCTCCAGACGGGACTGCTGGGAGCAAGTTCGAGAATGGGAACTCCACAGTTGGCGGGGTAGTCAGAGGCATGGTGTAGGGAGCTCCCCACACCTCCAGCTCATCAAACTCGTCTCTCAGCTCCCTGTCCCCTGTAAGTTCAAGCAGGGCGTCCTTCACCCACACATAGGCTCGTGCAATCGAAGATTGCCTGTTCTCAAGCCTGTTCACAACCTCTTGTGCCACATCAGCGATTGTTGACATAAGTGTTCACCTCTTGAACACCCAAAATACTAAGTCACTCAGGCTCTTGTGTCAAATGAAAGCCCATTGAGGGAAAAATTGTTAAGGACCCCCGCAAAAGTAGGAATCACATCACCATTGATGCGCACATCAAGCTCACCTGGTGTGTAAGCTGAGGTAAGGCAATCAATACCAAACACTGCTTCAGCTGCAGGCCTATACCCAGAAGGCAAAGTAAATATAACAGTCCCAGAGGCGCCCACCCTCAAAAGCCCTCTAAGCCAAATTCGACCAAATGGGTCCTTGTAATACCCAGCCTCTGAATATCCAGGCCCGACGTTAACCCATGAGTTCAACAGCGTGGGCGTTTGCCACGCCTGCGGCATCGATGAAACCCCGCTGTCCTGGAGCACCAGCCCAGTCGAATCCGCGAAGCTAGCTAAGTTACCCGCTACCGACGAAGTCGGCCCACTCACCAGCGTTCTGAGTGTCTGAACGAGCAAGCCCCAAGTCTTCTGGAGCATACTAAGAAAGCTCTGCACCCAGTCTACGCTAACCCCGCCATTCCCATCATCTGTCGGAGGGGTATATTGAAGCTGTTGCGGGACTATACTCATCTCACCTCACCTCCAGGATTGTACACAGGTGTCACCTCGGTGAACTCGAAGGGCTGCTCTGCGGCCCCACTGATTTGGAGCGTCTCATACTTACCACTGATTTGATCGTGTGCAATCACCTCGGTGATAGATGCGCCAGGATTCACCCCTCCAATAGCCAGCCCGCTCGGCTCAGCCTGAGTGTTCACGACACTCTGCCCAGAGTCGCTTGTCAGGGAGAACTGGATTGTAGCAGGCCCATTGTCCTTGTAGATCAACCGTGTCTTGGTCGTTGTTTTTTCGTGCCTGTAGTCCCCATACGCCAATTGACCGGAGGTCACAGACCAGGGCTGCTCACTCCACCCCGTGAAGTCGAACTGCTTCACGCTGCCATCTGAGAACCCAAGCACCACCGAATCGAAGGGATTGTTATTGGTCAGAGTAGCGGGGGTCCAAAGCTGCTGCGCGATAGTGCCTACAAGATCACAAATCCTGACTGCTGAGGCCGCGTTGAACCCCCCAATCGCAGCCATCGTCCCCGCAACAGTCCATCTAGTCCAATTCATCTCCTCGTAGTTGTAAATCCAAATCGCCACATTGGGGATGACAAACCAGTATGCGTTGAACGGGATGCTGTTTATTGAGGTCGTGACGAAGCCAAACACAGAGCTCGGGCTGGACAGGAGCAAGTCCCCGAAGATGCGACTGCGTGCTCCAAGTCTTGAGCGCCCCTGAAGTGGCTGATCTCCAATAGGAGTTGATGTGGTTCCGTCAAAGTTGTAGACGTTGTCCTTACCGATGTAGGAGGCGATGGCCTCACCATTTGCGCAAAGAGAATAAGGGCAGGTGAGCCCCTTAGATTTTGCTGATAGAGGGAGGAAGTAGAATGGCGCTGTCCCAACTCCAGTCGGCACCACCTGTATAATGCCATTTTGCTGCCAAATGTACCCACACTGAAAGAGCTTTAGCCCTCCATTTATCGGCCCAAGATCATTGAACAAGTCAGTCACACCGCTGTCGGCGGAGGTCCAGTCTGTGGGATCGCCTGCGCCAGTCCAGCGAACACGCTGATACGCAACACCTCCAGTTTCGACTGTGCGAAGTATCATTAAGTGATTCACAAGCTCAAAGAGGAAGCTCGCTGGCACTGCGCTCGCACTTGTGACGCTGAAGCCTGCCGTGATCCCGTCCCACATCTGCACAGCATCAACACCCTGCGTGAAGCAGAGTTTCTGTCCAACCACAGCAAAGCTCATCCTGTTGGCAGCAGCTCCAGTCAGAGCACCTGTGACTTGAACCCAAGCACCCCCGCTGTACTGATACAGCTTTGTGGGAATTGCTGCAACTTGAAGCCGTAGGCCATTGGAGTTGAAGAAGTCTGCAAAGCCCACAGGCTGCGCTGAGAGCGCAGGCAGGGGGTTGAACGCTGGCCTCACACGACAAGACCCCTTGCGGTAGAGCATGTTTAGGGAGTCTGCGAAGCCATACTGTTCGATGGCTTCGATTGGAAGCTCACTCTGAATCCCACCAAAGGGGCCACGGATGGGGAACTCAGGTAGCTCAGTGCTCGGGTTTTGTCTTTGGACCGGCATCGCTACACTCCAATCGCAAGCCAATTTACAAAACCACCGCTGTCGGCGGTGGTGTAAGTAAATCCAGTAGTTGTTACAGTGGTCAGACCAGTATATGCGTATGTGCCGGAAATTACAAGCCCGGGAGTGAGGCTATAGCTTTGTGGAAAGGTTACAGAACCGGAGACGACACCTGGTGCCTCTCCCCACTGCACCAAGATGCCGCCTAACATGCTAGGCAGTCTTATATAACCCACCGCATTAGTCACAGACGAGCCATACCCCGCGGTTATATCTGTAACATAAGCGAGATCGCCCTCGTCTACGCTATTTTGGGTAAGCCTTAAATGGGCAGTTCCCAGAGCGTTCCATCCGAGCTTGATCGTAGCGGCATTTTGATTGACCCCTGTACCCTGCTGCACTGGGGTAAAACCAAGACTCGCAATTACAAGAGCAGAGGTAACCGCCGAGAACACAGCGGTTGTTATATCAACCCATGCACTGCCACTCCACTGATAGACCTTGCTGGTATCAGTGGCGAAATACAGCAGTCCTGTCCAATTTGTCGGCTGTATGTCACTTCCCAACGTCGGTATATTTGCGTCCAGCCCACTAATCGCAGCCATCCTCTGCTGCAAGTCCAGCTTCGCATTCCTAACGTCAAGCCCAAACTGATTCGCAGCCTGCGTGTCAGGGGGCTGCGTCACATCAAAGTTGTTGGTGAATGATGCCATCTCAAGTGCTCCTTCGCTCCGCAATTACGTGTCCAAAAGGTCTTGTTCGTGCTCTTCCACTCTCTGGCCGATGTCTGATCTGAATTTCATCCCACTCAAGTACAAATTGGATTTGATGTACTCAATGAGATGCTTGCGCACGACTCGAATTGAACCTTGACCATGCCCCGTCGCGGTGAGCATGTAGCCATTCTTTGTGGCCACTTTGTACACAGCTTCGCTGCCTTCGCTGTGCTCACTCTGCTCCTCAGCCGCAGGCTGGGCAAGTTCAAAGTTGTACAGATGAATATGTTTACGCTGCTCCTCAGAGAACTCAGCCTGTGGCTCACCCTTCTTGTCAAGAATCCAGAGCCTCTGCCCAACCGAGGTCGCGTTGGTCTCCACATCGGCCTCAAGAGGAAACGGCTTTGCAACAACGCACATGACCATCCCCAAGCCCTCATGCAGCTCAACAGGACTTGACGCCCCTCTTGCAACAGAGTCCAGCACCTCGCCCGCTGGCGAAGCCATCCCCTCAAGCAACTCATACGAGGTCGCTGGGACGCCAAGGCGCATCGTCGGCTCCAACCCCACAATCTTCCCCTTCTCCGTCACAATGCAATTCACATCAAACATACCGCGGAAGCCGATCTCACGCAACTTCGCCACAAGGGCCTCTCGCACCAGAATCTTCTTGAAGAGTGGATGCTCCTCTGTCACCGAGAGGAACGTCGTCCCCATCTCCCCGCACGTCTCCCCAAGCCCACCATCCGCCTCTTTCTTCTCCTCAAAGTTGAGATACCCCATAATCTTGCCCTCAGAATTGCGGCAGTAGTCCTGCCCATTGAACAGGACCGATGCTGCGACTTCAAGGCCCTCCACCACTTCCATAATATCACAGTCGAACTTCCCGTACTCCGCCTCATTCCAGCTCCTTTGGAGTTCGTTGAGGTGCCACAGCATGTCCTCGCCATGCTCAAACTTCCCAAGGTGATTCAGCCCTTTCGGAGCATCACCGTTCTGCTTAAGAATGTATCGCTTACCGCCAGAGACGTGCTTTTCGATAAAGCGTTGCGCAGAGTCCAAAGAGGTGAAGTTCTTGGAAAAGACTTGGTCAAATCCTGCTTCCTTGAACCAGACTTGGTTGAGCTGCCGACTGTTCTCAAGTTCATCTCCTCGTTCACAGCCCCCAAACACAGCCTCGCCTCTGCTTCGCAGCCAGTCTTGAAGTGCTCCGAAGGAGCAGGAGTCGAAAATCCAAGTGTAGCCCTTCCCAATCTCATTGAACCAATTTTTGAGATGCGGAACAACTCCCCTGCCGATTGTCTCGCTGTGCTTGTCATGCACGTGAAACAGGACCTCGTGCCCCTCGACATGGGAGAGGTAGGAGGCGAGGTCAAGTATTTCTCCGAACTCACTGAACACGATGAATTTCATCTTCCTGGCTTCCTGTATTTCTGGCCTATTGCCAAGTCCCCACACGAATCTGCTCTGCGAGGCGCGAAGCGCGAGCCCCCACCTGACCTGCCCACTTCGAGTTCAACATCTGCGCTGCGGCACCGCTCCAATCCTGCTTACGCAGGCAGTCAATCATGTTGTAGAACTCAAGCACCTTATCCCCCATGTTGAACCACATGTTCTGCAAAGCGGCTCGTCGAACGTCATCAAGGAGCACAGCCCATGGCGCGAGCGAGAGCATGTGGGTGTAGGAGTGATGGGCGTCCTTCTCGTATTGAGCATCACAGTCTGCATCTGTCCACTCAAGCACAGCACACTGTTCATCTGTGAGCCCATAGATACGATGACCAATCCCAATGGTCCAGAAGCCTTCAGTGTCTTGGTAGGCGTGCAGGCGTCTGCCTTCATCACGAGTGAGCTGAGATTTAAGGTCGGTGATCAATTATCCACACCTCACCAAGTTTCTGAAAATGGTTACTGATGGGTCCACGCCAGTCCGTTCCAGTAATACCCACCTGCCAGGAGATAGCCCGCGAATCCCGCCTGCATAGCGTTGTACTGTGAGATTATCTGCGCCGTCACCGCGCTTGCCAGCATGGAAGCGCCGACCGTCAACTGCCCTTGGGTTTCAACAGTCGTACCCGCCACGAGAGCCGCGTTCTCTGCTGCGCTGGCGCCGGACCATGCACTTACGGTGCTGGGCGGAAGAGGATTCGGGTATGCCGTCGAGAACCAGAATAGGTAGTTCATCGTCACGGTCGCGGGCATCGGATTGGCGACGCTACTAAGTTCAATGATCTGCTTTGCCGGTGCGACCGCCGTGTACCCGCTGGTGAATCCAGAGCAAGGATTAGCCGAAGGAAGCACAAACGTAAAGCTGTTGGCTGTCACGGTTGAGGCCGAGGAATTGAATGTCGCGGAAGTTCCGCTGAGGCTAAAGCCCTGCGAAGCTATAAGCCCGTGAGCTGTCGAATTGACCGTAGCTGTCTGACCGGCACAGGTTATAGAGGAAACCGTGGTCGCTTGGGCCAGTGCCGGTGCCATCACCAAAAACAAAGTTACGAGAATCTCTAGAAGTCGTTTCACCTTTATCTCCTTAGTTTGTCTGTGTCAGCGTGCAGATTGCGTTTGCACCGACCGTAATGTTCTGTGCTCCGTTAGCCGCAGTTCCTAAAGTCAACGCCGTGCCCGAGGGAGTGGCGCCATTGCGAATACCCGCCCAGACGTGAGCAATTCCACTTCCTGCTACAGCTCCAGAAGCCGTGGTTTTAATTGATCCGTCCCATGTAGTCTGTGCCAAGGTACTAATCTGGGCGTAGACCCCTGCCGCTCCGAGCGGACCCTCGGCGCTAAGAGAATATCCAGACGCCGTGCCCGGACCGTAAAGACAGAATGCCGCCGTTGCGGTAGCAGCCCAAGTCATCGGAATATCGCACTTGAGCAGATAGTTCTTGTTGGCAGCGATGGTCCAAGTCATGCCGGTGATATTGGTACAGGTAGCAGAGGATTGCGCTGACATGGCGGAGGTTGTCATGCCTGCGGAGAGGTCATCATAGCCAACATTTCCGCCAGCAGTACCGGAAAACACTGTCCATACAGGTAACGCAACACTGCCGAGGTTCATTGTACTGGCTGCTGTCGGAACTAACCCACCGGGCAAAGACATAGACCCAGTGACCGGATTAAATGTAAAACCTGTTGTTGTAAATATTTGACCACCAGTACCTTGGGCTGTTGCGCCTTGCCAAGGTATCATATATGCAGCATTTGCCGATGAGGTTAGAGGGGTCACCGATAAACCACCATTCGCTGAAATCAGTCCCGAAGCACTTACTGCACCTGTAAAAGTCGGATTAGCCAGCGGTGCATAAGTACTAGAAGCACTGGCTGTAGTTAAATAGCCAGTAATACTAGCGCCCGTAGGTATAGTAACTGTACCTGTGAAAGTAGGGCTTAAAAGTGTCGCATAGTTACCAATGGTAGCAAATGCACCAGTTCCTAATGCTCCGCTGGCTGACGGCTTTTGTCCATGAGTGCCATCTGCTACCATCGGAACTTCAGCAACAGCGCCCGGATCAGCAGACGTAGCCAAACCTGCTTCGGTGCCAAATTTAGTTAACGAAGTGCCCCAAGACGTGCCATTTGCAGTGTACGCTATACCAATTCCGGGATATACCATTCCGAAAGCAGGCGTAACCCATGAAGTCGTAGTGCCATTAGACTGAAGCACCTGTCCGGCTGTTCCAACTGCTCCACCAATTTGAATTCCTGTGGTAAAATTGGCTGAAGGAAGAGTAACTGCACCTGTAAAAGTCGGATTAGCCAGCGGTGCATAAGTATTGGCAAGGCTTCCGCCCAATGAAAGCGCATTGGTTGCCGTCGCCGCAGTGCCCGAAGTGCTTTGATTGAGCGTGGGGAAATTCGTTAGATTGATCGCCGAGAAAGTGGGGGCAGAAGAGAATGTAGGAACCGCCGCCGACCCAGTGAAATTACCGAACACCGTATTCGCAAGCTGAGTGTTTGGCGTAAGAGTCAGAGTGCCAGAGCCGGTCACAGGAGAATTACTCACCGTGTAAAGCACATCGCCGGGATTGCTGATCCCCACGCTGGTTACAGTTCTGTAGCCAGTCCACACCACTGTCACAGTCCCACTCCCACTTAGTGTGACTGTGACACGACCGTAGTTCACAGTGCCCGCAGTTACAACAGACTGCCCCGTAGTACCGCAGTTCTGACTTGCAATCACTCCTCCTGTGGTCCACACAGAACTATCAGGCGAGGAGTCAAATGTAACTGCGCAGATGGGGGAGCCTGTCGTGGTCCACGTGAGCTGATGAAACGCAGTCCCACTACCGGAGAATGAGAGGACGGCAGCCGAGCCACTCACTGTGAATGTGGTGCTCTGAAGTCCGGAGTATTGCTGCCCCTCGCTTGGCATAAATGAAAGCAACAAAAATGCCAACACACAAGATGCACAAAGAATTGCTCGTCTCATATTAGACCATCCTCCCACCACTCAGCTATCATCTCAGCGAATATACACACGAACCTTGCCAGAACTGATCTGGCTCAGATAAAGGCCATTGTTAACCACCCCAATCTTCCCACTCCTCACCTCTTCGAGATCAGAGGCCCCATTCCCCGCCCACACCTCTCTCCCAGTCAAGTTCACAACAAGGCAGGTGTCAGTGTCCTGGGTGTAGCCAGTCATCTCCATGTGATCCACAAACACATTCCCGCCTTCGTAGCCATTCGCTAAGCCAGCAGTGTCCAAAATCCATGGGTTTGTGGTGAAATCGTTTGCCATCACAGAGCTCCTCCCCGCAAAGCGGGCTAAAGTTCCTCTATAAACTTGTTGTACTCTTTCCAATTCACATCCAACGCGATTGCGACAAGGCGTTCCACGCAAGTGGCAAAGGTGTGCTCGCGAGCATAGGGGCAGCCCACTGCGTCTCCTGACTCGCTCAAGTCTCCAGCTTTACGTTCAGCCTCATACTTGAGGTCCCACGCGTCCACTTCTTGTTCAGAGACTCCGTGGTATCGAATGAGCGCCCACTCCACAAGCTCATGCACCCCTACGAGGAACTCGTATCGCCAATTCCCCATCTCGCTCACCCGCACAGAGGTATGCTCACGCCCATTCGGCTTGGTGAAGTAGTCCCCCACAGTGGGGTAGCGTTGCTTCGAGCGAGAAATCGTCTTGAGATCAATGTCGAGCATTTTAGTCTCCTATCTTTCCTCGTTATCATCGAGGCTATGCTCTGCGCGCTCGATTCTGATCTTCTTCTTTTCGCTTGGCACATCTCCAGCCCGATAGTGATAATGCGCCGCGCATGTCTGCGGAGGACTTCCGTCCAGCCCATGTCGTTTGACATAATCAGCCCAAATCATTGCCAATTGGGCATCAAAAACAACCAGCTTCTTGTGAAGATGCAAACCTGTGCCGACAATCGTGAGCATAGTAAGAATTTGACCCATCGAGATTGACCATTCAAACTGGACCATACATTCTCCATGATCATGCCTGTAAAATACGTAAACAAAACTCCAAAAGGCCACACCACTACCGCCTTCGGCGGACCCGATTCTGCAATGGTGGCAACGGGACGGGGAACCCGAGCAGGAGGGTCGACGGGGCCCTCAAGACCATACTCTCCCGCACAACTCAATAAGTGAGCTGTGTTGTGATGTGGCCAACTCGCTGCGCGAGCCTCATGGCTCGTCCCGTTAGGGCTGGGGAGGTTCAGGTTCATTGCTCTCTCCCTTCAGGATTTCGGCCACCTGCGCTTCCTCAGGTGACCCCTCAGCAAGCACCTCCTGAATCACAGCATCTCGTGTCCAGGCGTCTGGATTGTCATAACAGGAGGTGCAGAGAAGGAGGCCATTTTGCCACACAAGCTGGGACACCCGTGTTTCGCAGTCGCATCTCTGACAGCGATGCCACGGGTCTCCCATGATTGAGCTGTGCGCGTTGTAGCCTCTTGCCATCCCAGCCTCCTCAGTCTCAGCCGCAGGCTGACTAAACTGCGATTATGGCGTAAAGCAGCGTCAGCTTCAGGGTGCCGTTGCCGGCAGCGTAGTTATTCGTTGCCTTGGTCAACGTTACTGCTGTGGCACTCGTCAAAGTCACGTTGTCAGTGGGCAGCAGAGACTTGACAAGAGAGGAGCCGTTTGTAATTACGCTTGCCAACTCCGTGCCTGTCACAAGAGCATTGCCACTTCCCTCAATGACATTAACAGCGCCTCCAGCGTCAGTGTAAGTTACACTGCCATAAAGCAGCTCTGCCACAAAACTGAGGAGATCAATTGCAAAGCCGGCGGGAGGAGCCGCGATCAATGTTTGAGCAGTTGTTTGAAGCGCCTTGATCTGCGCGGAGGTCAATGTAACTACTGCACTTGCAATTATTGCATTTGCAGTCATTGCCGAGGTTGACGCAGTGACAGGAGTCACAGCCGCGAGGGGAGCCCCCACAGCCAGGCTGTTGACGGCAACGCCGTCGTGATGTGTATAGCCCATGACTTTATCCTTTCGTTAGATGCAAATTGATGTTGTGGGTGTTCATGTTCTGAACACCCATCTCACTCAGCAATCTCGCAAAGCGAGAAGCCCCGAAGGGCCACACTCTACAAGCTATGGCCCATCGCTGCCGTAAGTCCCAATCCAATGGAAGGCACCAACCCCAAATCTGCTCATCGAGAGCATCTTGATGGAGTAGGTGTCGAAGTCGTCGCTGTACATGTCGTCCAGTGGCTTCCTCGTAATATGATACAACGAGTGCTCGCTCTTGTCTGACAAGAGACACCACCGGCCGACGGAGGTGAAATAGTGGCAGATGAAGTAGTGCAAGTCCTCGTTGAGGATTGAGTTGATGTTGTTGTCAGCGGTGTCGGGCTTGTGCGCCGAACCCAGGATTTCGCGAGCGACCCACTTGTTCTCAGGAGCGATCACAAGAAGTCTCGGCTTAACCTGCATTGGCATGCCCACGCCATCCGGCATCCTCTCGAAGTTGTTGATCGCAGCCTGAAGTGCGGTCATGCTGAGGTCAACATCCACAGAGGGTCTGTTGGGCCAAGTACCCGCGGCGCTGATGTAGGAACTCACGCCAGGTGCGATGTTCGTCGCAGACGCCCCACCTGGGAGGTAGTGCGCTGTGCTGAACAAGTTGACGCCGTCAACCGTGACGACGGGATTGAGAATGGAGTTCGATGAGATGAACCCCAAGTTGATGAGATTCCACGTAGACATCTCGCGCAGGAAATGGTGCGAGCGGGCGATGGCCTTGGGAATCTGCTTGATAAGTCCGTACTGATCGTCCTCATACAGCTCATAGGAGCTGCGAACGCCCAGCGCATAGGTATACATCTCAATGCGCTTGGTGCCGCCTTGAGCTGCATCCCTATAGGTCGAAGGCTCACCCTCTGGCTTCTCAACCATCGGGCCAACCCCCACGAACTCCGCCATGTCGATGAAGGCTTTGTCAGTGGTATCCATGTTAAAGACATGAGAGAACTCTTCTTCTCTCTGCTTTAGCTTGAGCCACTGGGCAAAGACGCCATGGAGATGGGGAGCTTGCAACTGACTCCATTGTCCACGAACTAACATTGCCAGCCTCCCTAACCAACGCCCAGCTGCGCTGCCGCAGGCAAGAACTTGAAAAAGACCCCACGATTGTCGTTGGGATCAAGTGATTCGATGACGAGAACAGCCTGATTTGAGCTGCCGCCCCCGCTGGTCGTGGTCTTGCTTGTGTCCACATACCAATGATAATCAGTGTCAGCAGTCAGACCATAGGCAACTCCCACGTTTGCCTGGGTCAGATTGGCGCCGCCCTGGGTTGGGCCCACCTGCCCCCAAAAAATGGTCGCCCCATCAGCCAGCGTGTAAGCACTGAGCTTGCCGTCATCCCACTTTGGCAGCGCAATGTTCACAGCATAGGGCTGATTCTCAATGACCTCAGCAAGTGGGCTGATGATCTGTGCCACCCCACTTGTCGTTCGGCCGGTTACTGGTTCGGCCAGAATCCCCGCAATAGCCCCAGTATACGAGCTGCCGTTCCAAATGGCTAAGAAGCCACTTGTGAGCGTCACCGGAGTACCCTTAGGACCGTTGGTGAGACCTGACCCTTCGAGGAATCGCCGCATAGCCGGCTGTGCCCCGATGGTGGACCTTGAAGCATATGCTGCCGCTGTAGCCACCTAGTCACCCCTTCCCCCTCCGCAAAGCGGAGGCCTTCCCTGATGAACCTAGACATGGGGCTTCGTCAGAATTTTGCACCCTGTGCCACTTGCTCATCAAGTTCTTCATCAGTCATTCCAAAAGCCTTCAGCTCTTCTCGGGTCGGCGTTATAGCTGAGATTTTGGACGCCTGACTACGTTGACCGCTTGGAACTTCGCTTATCGCTTGACGAAGCTCTTGACGATTTCTCTTGTCCGCCGCATTGACGGTAACAGCAGCCCGAGCCTTCTGAGCTGCGTGTAGCAAGGCGCCCTGATAGGCAGCCTTGTTTATCTTCATCAAGATTACATCACCGTTGATGTACTTTGTCCCGCCGTCACGGGAATACAACCCCAGTTTCTCAGGCTCCGCTAGATCAGCCTCAACCACGGGAGCGTAGCCTTGAACCTTGGCCTGTTCGTAGCGCAAGCCACTCTGCTCCCCGTTGTTCTTGTAGAGAGTGTGAAGGACCCAACGAGGCTGCAACATAGGGTTCTTGAGCCTCACATTCATGAAATCTGCTGTGACAAGAGGTTTTGCGATGATCTGCTCATCTTCCACAGCAACCGCTCCGCCGCTCTGCTTCGCAGCAATCTTCTGGGCTGTTGCTGCCAATGTTGCAGCAGCCAGCTTAACCGCTGCTGTGTCGATCAAAGGCTTCGCCACATTTGCACTTGTGAGTGCGGGGCCTGCCGTTGTATCAGCCATGATAAATCACCATCTCTTTCCGAGAGGCAAGAGCCTCTTCAGGCTTCAAGCCATACTTGGCCGCAAGCCTTGCCTCGTCGTCTGTGAGTCTGTCAGATGGAGGCGCTGTACGACCAGGCCCAGCGTCCTCTGAGCCCTCAGATGCCTCTGCGAAGAAGTCAGTCCTGTCTTGAGCTGCCTTGGCAATGTCTGCCATGTGCCTCCCCTTCACCACGTCGAAGGCAGTACTCCACGCAAGTGGAGAGGCTTGATTCTGAGGAGGCTCCTTCTTCATAATCTCCCTCAACTCAGGACCGTACTTTTTGAACAGAGCCTTCTCCACTGGGTCTGTGACTCCATTGGTGAAAATCATCTCGCTCTGGGCTGCGCCCATTGCAAGCATAGCCCCATACATGGGGGCGGCGCGCTGATTGAACGCTGCATCCTCATCTTCGAGGAAGGAGATTGGGGCAGCTCGCCCCTCATTGCGCTTGGGCTCCGCAAGAGGCACTCTTGCCTCCAGCTCTGAAAGTCGTCTCTTCGTCTCTTCAAATTCAGAGAGCTGACCCTTCGTAGCCTCAAGCTCTGATTTTAGAGTTGCGTGGCCCTGCACAGCCTCAACAATTTGCTCAGGTGTCAAATTGCGAAGCGCCTCAGGCACCTCTTCTTCCCTCTTGTTTCCCCACCATGGCATAAGCCGCCTCCCGTCGATTTATTTGGTCTGCTTCTTTAGATGCTGCACAACAAGTGCTTCGAGGCCCAAAATCCGATCAAGCCTTGCTATCTCTCCCTGCGCCCGATACATCACATGCACATCTGAGGCTTCTTTGAGCTGCCTGTCAGGACTTTGGCGCTCCGCCAAGAGCCACTCGAAGAATGTTTTGGTGCGGGGGTCTTGGAACCATGCCCTCATCGAGGGGGCCTTGTCAAGAATTATGTCAAGATTGGTCATATGACCCCCCCTCCACCAGCAGCTCCGCTGGGAGGTGCAGCACCGTTGTTTGGAGGAGGAGCCCCCTGAGGAGTCCCTGCTGGACCAGGTGGCTTAGGAGCCCCTCCTCCTCCAGGCGCGGCAGACATTCCACCAGGCAATGCCCTTTGTGGGGCTTGGGGCGCTGCGGCAGCCTGTACTTCAGGAACATATCTCTCCACTTCGTCGTAGCCGAAATGTCTAAACACCGACTTCATCAAGGTATTTGCGGCTTCGATGGAGTCGTTGAGGTACTGTTTCATCTCAGGTGGAGTGAATTGGTTGGATGCTGCTTGAAGCATCTGCCCAATCATCTGGTAGTGCTTCTGCATCAACCCCGAGAGCATGATGTCAGCTTGCTTTTCAACTTCTCTGTTGACTGAGGCTGTGGACGCAGAGACTGGGAGGCATATCGCCTTGTCACGTATTCCCTCGAACGCAGCCTGAATAGCTGGTCCGTCAAGTCCAAATTGTCTTGGACGTGTGCCAAGCCCAAACTCCGCATACTGCTTTGAGAGCAAACGGCCCAATTTGGTATGTGCATATCTTATATCCGTGATGTTGAGGTCAGTGCGTGTGTTGCCTTCCTGAAGGAGAGAGAGCGTGCCCATCGCGCTGTAAACTCCACGTTTGGACATCACCCCTGAGCCCATGCCTTGTATGGGGGCTGAGACGCCACTACGCTTCTCGGCCAGCTCCAGTGACATCCTCTCCTCATCAATCATCATGGGGGAGACCTGCCCAGGCGAGAGGCCCTCGATGTCGCCTTTCTTTCCTGGGAGAGTGGCACCCGGGAACACTCTGTAGCCCTTGTCGAGAATTGCATCCGGGTCCACCCGCCATGTCATCGTGTTGGCAACAGTGGAGTTGTCACGACGCTGATTGTGAATCTGCGAGATTTCTTCTTGAAACATCCCAAGGGTCTCACAGAACCCGTAGCCGTAGAAGTAATCATCTCTGTAGAAGAGGCGCGCAGCCAAAAACACCTCGTCAGGGTAGTACTGATAGTATGCGCGGAGGAGTTTGTTGTTCTTCTCGTTGTACCATGCCATACATCGAACAAAGCGCCCACGATTGACGCGGTACTTGAAATGGCATTCGTAGATGTGGTATTCTTCGAAGCCGTAGGTTGCGCTGACCTGTGCCCCTGCGTCAGTCTGCTGCATCTGAGCCACTGCATCAGGCGAGGTGAGGTCAGGCTTCCCAAGAATCTCCTTAACTTTGGCCTTGTCGTAGATGCCCCTCCACGCCCGCTCCTCAAGCGCAAAGCGGCTCAATCTGATTCTGTGGGCCTTGAAATCCGCAGACTCAATAGTCTTGTGAACTGGGGACATCAAGAAGTCATTGAATGGGAGTTTCTCAGGTCGCGGCCCCTCGTAGGTGATGTCTGCGTAGGGCTTCCCAGTCCCGTCACCTGCTGGAGCAATCTTGTCCTCAATCTCCGTGATCCACGGGCACTTCAAGACAGAGGTGCCATAGCGAATGGCTTCCCCAAACCATTCATGATACACTCGATAGAGATCGAGTTCTGTGGGCTCCAACCCAACGTACTGCATGAACTCCTCAAAGGCATTCTTGAACTCAATGGCCTTCTTGGGGTACTTGCCTATGAGTCGAGCTGTCCACAGTGGGCTTGTCTTGATGATGGCGTTCATCACCCGAGCGAGCAGTGTGTCACAATGAATGGCGGTGACCGGGACAACGAGGTTGGAGGCGCCATGCCATGGGAACTCCCGTGTGGACTCAGCAGGCGTAGCCTCGTAAGCCTTGCGCCACTGCACAATCCTGTTCTCGTGAAGGTCGGAGAGGCCGCTCTTGAGCCCACGAATACGTTGGCCCAAGTAACGACACAGCCTCTCCTCAGCCTCACCACTCAACGGGATTTTGATCTGCTCAAGCAAAGTGCTCCTGTCCGACTTAAGCTGTCTGCGTGACGACGGGCTGCGTGACTACTGGAAACGTGTTGAGGATAGTCACCACGGCCTGAGCGTAGGTGGCAATCTTGGCCTGAGCTGCTGCCGTCTCCATTCCCTGAGCGGTCAGAGTGGGTAACAGCTTCGATTCGACCATTGAGATGACATCAGCCATCTTCTGTGCACCGGTGCCAGTTTCCTGGCCGACCACGGCCCATGAGGCCTCAGTCTGGGCGACGGCCGACACGACGATATTGAACTCCGGGCCAATCGCGGGGAAGGCTAAATCCACTACCGGCTCGACCAATTCGGCACCTTCGACTGCCAGCGGAAGGGCTTTCTCCGCGATGAATTTTCCGACGCCCTTAGCACCGGATGCAACCTTATCCAGAAACGCAACGAACTTGTTTGCCATGATTCCTCCGTTATTTGTCTGATTTGGTGATGACCTGCATATCGGAATTTAATTCCTTCTCGGCTTCGGCCTGGGGAAACACAAACATCATGCCCTTCAGGTTCGGATCGCGCCTGATGAAGTAAACCAGTACGCAGGCCGCTGCGACCATTCCTGACCCGAGCCCGAGGACTAGCGCATCGCTCGCTGGCATCTTGGTGATGCTTGCGACCATTGTTGTCCCCGCGATAAACAGGAATGAACCCGCCATCGAAACCGCGAGCTGAAACAGCAGGCGCATCCATGTCTGATAGACCTTCTGCTGAATCTTGCCGAGAAAGTAGGTCGCTAGCGCGTCGAAAGGATTGGGCATATCTTATTTTCCTGCCGAGGCTCCTTGGTCGCGCTGCGCAGCAGGTTGAATCTCTGCTGCTGTTGGACCAAACAGCGAGCTATCGTGCATCGCTGCGCCAATCACGGCCATCAGGACTGCAACCGCTATGTGCTTGGCATCCATATTGCCTGCATTGGCCCAAGCGTAGAGCCCAGCACTGGCCAGACCCACTACTGTTGTTTTCCAACTGCTGGCTACATTATTCATGCGCGACCTCCTTTTAGGGCGTCGCCAATTAGACCACCATACCCGCCGCTCAAATAACCTCCGTAGCTGTGCGCAGCCGTATGGACGCTGTAGGGCTGCGCGATCTGCCGAGACATCTGCTTGTTCTGCCGCAACATCGCATCTGCAACTTGAGCGTTCATTGGAGTGCGGAGGAGCTGAGGCGCATACGCAAGCGCGTCAAGCTGATCGCAATATCGTCCACGAGGAAACGTGGTGTACTCCCCAAGAAAGTCCTGTTGCTTGCGCTGCATGAAGAAGCGACCAAACTCAAAGATTGGGCCGAGGATGTTGCGTATGCGCCACTCCTTCTTCGTGGTGATCTCCCCATCTGGGCCCTCAACCTCCCCTTTGAGTTCTGTGATGTTGATGCGCCAGGGGCGCACTGTGTTCAAGTATTTGATATGAGGGAGGGCGAGGCTCTGCCCCGCGCATGTCTCGAAGCCCACTTTCTTGCAGCGCCACTTCTCCGCCATCGCGTAGATTTTGTTGAAGAAAATCTCGTGACTGGAGGACTGTGCCCATGTGTCAAGAAGGTAGTAGTTGCCCTCAGGACTGATCCCCAGCACTACGATGGCATGGCGACACCGGCCTCCGGCCGTGTGAGTGGGATCACACGCCATGGCGACACTGAGCCTCCTGTAGGGGATGTCCTTCCTAATGAGGCCATTTGCAGATTCATGCACCACAATCACCGAGGCATCACTGTGATCCTGCTCAAGAGTGAAGTAGTTTAGGTACTCATCCTTAAAGTCAGCATCCTCTGGGGCTACGGGAGAGTTGAGGTATTGACAGGAGAACTTGTAGGCACCGTAGCGAGCCTTCGCCTCATTGAGCTTGTCGAGGTCCCATTCCTCTGGGAATATAGGAACGCCGAATGGGTGCTCATCACAGCAGCCGCCCAAGGCGGAGTGATTCTCAACTGTGAACCACGGCTCCTTCTCCCTGATGTGAGAGTTGAGGTCGTGGTAGCCCCATCTATTCCCAATCACAAGCTCATCACCGCTATGCGAAGCGTCATCCTTGTCATACAATGACATGACAAGCTGATGATAGTCAATAGCCTTATCCATGACTGAGGGCGACTCTATGGCTTTGCGCCCAGGCAAATCATCCTGAATGATGAGCCCATTATAGTGACGAGACTGTGCAGCACCGCCCACACCGAGGAAGTCGAAGGTGCCCTCGCCGTGTGGAGCAGCGCTGGCGGGTTGGTTAACCTCAAGACTGAAATCTGTCCACCGATTCTGCGCTGTAGGCAGAGTTTCGGGGAACAGAGTCCTGTAGATTGCGTTACTCTCGTAGTGTTTGCGAATCTTGGTCCCTAGTTTGGCTGCATTCGTCACGGTCTCCGAGACAAGGAGATTGCGTTTGGTGCAATCATGAATTATGAGCATGTAGCGGAGGAACTCTTGAGGATACCCCAAGGCTGTAAACTCCTCCACATCTCTTTGCGAAATTGGGAGGGCGCGCCACATTGGCAGCCCCTCTGAGGCAATCGTAGATTTGAAGAAGTCTCTCGGAATCTCCATAAGGAGCTTGATTCGCTCACTTTCAAGAGATTTGCAGATTTTGAGGTGGAAGTGCCTGGTCAGGCGCTTGCGCATCAGCGCCACTTTGATGAAGTAGTGCAAGGAGCCCAGACAGTTCAGCCTGTGGAGACGCAGCTGTCTCGTGGGGTCTGCGTCTTGCGGGATCGGGATGGGATCAAAAAGGTGCATTCCTGTTCTTGTCTTGGTTGCGTAGCTGCGCTACTGCCCCCACTGCATCTTGGGGGCATACGCCTTCTTCGTTCCCATGGACCCCATCGAGGACCCCACCCCAGATGTGATGCTCACTCCAGGCGAGGCAGCAACAGATTTTCTCGCAGGGAGTGCGGGGGCACCCTTACCGCTCCCGCCTGCTCCCGCAATCTTACGTACCTTATCTATGGTACCTAGCACACCTAAAGCTCCAGCTCCCGCAGCTCCCAAAGCTCCCATCTTATGCCTCCCCTGTCTCTTGCATCACAACCGTCTTGCTGTCGAGCACAGGCTTCTTCTCCTGTGCCTGCATCTGTGTCTCCACCCTTGCGCTTGCCCCGCCCTGCTTCGCAGGCAGCTTAATCTCCGCCACCACCTTGTTCCCCTCCACAGCCAAGCTCGCCACGATGTCTGCGGGAAGTGTGGGCTTATCTGCCTTGTCTCTCTCTGAGCCTGTGGTGCCCTTGTTGGCGAGGAAGCGTGCCTTGGGGTCCCGGTCCAAGATTTCTTTGGCCGCCACCAGCGAAGCCCTGAGATCACGCCTCTGTAAGACCGCTTCGAGGAGAGCGTTCAGTGCCGCAGGCACCATCAGCTCCGCCTTCTCCTGAAGCCTGTCGTCTTGATCCTCCAGCTCCTCGTCAATCTTGGAGAGACGCCCTTCGAGGAGGCTCTCCTCAATTTCGATGTACTGAGACGTCTGAAGAACCGTGCGTAGCTGGGCTGCACTGAGCCCCACCATCTCCGCAATCCGCGTGTCAGAGAATCGCCCTGTGACGCGGTAGCGTGCGATCTGTTGGATGCGAATCAGGAGCTTGCTGCTAGGCCCTTGGCCTGAGCCACCTCCTAAGGAGGTGCCTAACGAGTTGGGTGGGAGAGGAGGCATCTTCGCTTACCTACATCGAAGGTGTACACTTAGAGCTGCATTGAGTCTAGCACAGCTCGTACAGCAACGCAACACAATTCTCATCTCTTTCTCACCTTTGTAAGTCGTGCGCGAAGCGTAGGTTGCGCGAAGCGGGACATCGCAGTGTATTCTCTCAGTATTCTTGTGTGTTTGTCACAGCCTCGCGGCGCTGCCACACACAGCCCGCACAACCCAGCCACCGCACCTGCACCACGCCACTGCCGCAGGCAGCCCTGAGCGTTGCTTGGGCCCTCTCGCCGTGCATGGGTGTTCATGCCTTGAACACCTGCGCATCTGTCACACACTCCATAGAATGACCGACGCTCATCTCGCTGTGCGACGCTCATCTCGCTGTGCGACTGTGCGAATGACATGACCGTAGGAATGACATGACCGTAGGAGCTAGAACGCTGATTTGGGAAAAAATTATTTTCAAAGGTATAAGCATCGAAGCTCAAGCGAGATTTTGAGCCTCCACCCCCTC